CTAAGTTTGTAGACCCTGATACTAAAGCTGATGCTTTCGAGTTTTCACTAGTTGGTACTCAAGGTAATAAGAACTACGACACTGACGCAATCATTCGTAGGTACGAACAGAAGATTCTTATGACCTTCTTAGCTGATGTACTTCTTTTAGGTCATAGTGCTGTAGGCTCTAATGCGTTAGCTTCTGAAAAGTCAAGTCTTTTAGCTGTTAAAGTTGAAGCTATCTTAGCTCAAATTGTAGACATTATTAACACAGACTTGATACCACATACCTTCCGTATGAACGGTTGGGATGACACTATCACACCTAAACTTACTTTTGACAGTTTTGAAGATACTTCTTTAGATGAAGTCGGTAAATTGGTTCAACGTGCAGTATCTGTTGGAGCTATGTCTATTGACGAACCACTGTCTAACTACCTGAGAGACCTTATAGGGGCTTCTGACGCTGATCCTTCAGCACCAGTGCTAATGCCCTCTGACTCTATTAGTAGTGCAGGAGAGGGTTTTAAAACGGCTGGAGAGGGTACTGCAACTTCTCCCGGTGGAAGTGATAGTTCAAGTAACAATAATGATAACGCGAGTTAACTTATGACAGATATAAAAAGTGATCTACTAAAAGCTTTCACAGAATTGCTTGATAAAGCTATTGGTGATCCAAATAAAGAAGTTGAAGCTTTAGCGGTTGTTCCTGAAATTACTAAGGCTGTTGAAGTAGAACAACGGAAGGCTCTATTTATTGTTCTAGAGCCATGTGGATTAGATAACCCTGATTTACACGGGGATATTTATACCGCAGAAGAAGTTGAGAAAGCAGCAGATAACTTTAATCGTTTCTGTGGAAAAGCAAGCATTCAACATTTAGTTCAAACAGAGAAAGCTGAAATACTTGAATCTTATATTACACCTGTGAGTTTTGTACTAGATACAGGTAAAGTAATCCAGAAAGGTACATGGCTCCAAAACTGGTATTTCCCTGAGACAGAAGATGGGGAAATGTTATGGAAAGATGTTAAGGAAGGTAAATTCACCGGACTAAGTATTGGTGCTAAAGCAACTACGGAGGAACTCTAAATTGAGTATCACGCCTAAACGTAAACTAACAAATATAGACTTCTCTAGTGAGGGTTGCCATGTAGCTCTTGTTGATAAAGCTGCTAATGGTCATGAAGTTCTTATCATGAAAGCAGTAGAAGAAGAAATTAATAAAGCTGAAGTACAAGTTAAAATGGATGTAGTTAACTTCCTAACAACTTTCTTCAATATGTGGTCTTACGAGGCTGCTACATTGGCAGAAATATTCGGGGTAGAAACTGACTATTTTGATGAAGACTTTAAGTTTGAAGAATTTAACTCTATTGGTGCTTCTGAGGTAACACTTATGAAAGCTGCTAGTAAGGTTGAAAAGACTGAGGAATCCCTCGTCGATTATATAGGTACTCTAGAAATGGAAGACCTAAACACTCTCAAAGCTTTTGCTGAGGGATTTAATGAAAAACTACAGGAACATAGCAATATGACTGACGTTAATAAAGCTGCTGAAATAGAAGTAATTCTTGCTAAAGCAGTAGAAGAAAAAGCAGCAGTTCAGAAGTCTCTCGATGAGGCCAATGAAAAGCTAGAAGCTATCCAAAAAGCAGAACAAGAAAAAGTATCTGTATCCTTTATTGAAAAAGCTAAAGGCTTTGGTGCAGAAACTGATGATTTAGGTCTTGCTATGGCAAGTATCTCTGCTTCAGAAGAAGGGTTGTTAGTAATTAAAGCTTTGGAAGATGCTTACACCAAGCTTAATGACACTATCGAAAAAGAAGCTGGTTTTTCAGGTGAGGCTAAAGAAGATACAGAAAGCCCTATCTTGAAAGCTATGCAAATTAAATATAAAACTAAAACAGCGTAATCTAGGAGATATTAAATGTCTGTACTCGCTACTGAAAAAGCTCGTCTGAGCAATCTTGTAAAATACGAAGAAGGTGGTCAAAACTACTTTTCTCGTGACGAAGTAACCGCTATTCTTGGTCAAACAATCAACGTCGGTTCTGTACTTGGTAAAATCACTGCATCTGGCAAATATATCCTATCTGACGCTGACGCTGCAGATGGTTCTGAAGTTGCTGCTGCTGTCTGCTTGCAGAACCTTGGTACTCTTGCTGCTGATGCACAGTGTATTGTTCTGGTTCGTGATGCTGTCGTTAACCAAGAAGCTCTCGTTTGGGATGCTCTGAATGACGCTCCTGAAATCGCAATTGCTGAAGCTGAATTGGAAGCCCTCGGCATTCTGGTTCGTACTGGTCAATCCGATTATACTTTCGTAGTATAATTAAAATAACTAATTAAGGAAAATATTAAATGTCTAATATCGTTACTCTAGGTGACTACAATAAGTTCACCGACCTTACAGATGCAATTCAGTTTGTCCCTAATAAGTGGACTCGTATTGGTGATCTTGGTCTGTTTACTCCCCGTGGTACATCTCAACTGTCCGTGACCTTTGACCGTGTAGATGGAAAATTGTCTGCTCTGGAAGCTCGTCAACGTGGTGTTAACCCTCAATATGGTTCTAACGAAATCGTTAAAACTTTCAGCTATGCAACTGCATACTTCCCAGCTAACGATAAAGTAGCTCCTGAAGATATCCAAGGTCGTCGTCGCCCCGGTGCTGCCGATCAAACAGATATGGTTACTGAAGCTGTTGCTCGTAAACTAGAAAACCTTCGTATGGCTCACGCACAAACTCGTGAATATATGGAAATGCAAGCACTGAAAGGTCTTGTTAGCTCTCCAGATGGTACTGTTTTTGCTGATCTGTACACTGACTTCGGTTTCACTCAAAAGTCTGTTGACTTCTTGCTTGGTACTGCTACTACAGACGTTGATGCTAAAATCCGTGAAATGATTCGTCATATCGAAGATAACGCATTCTCTGGTGGCTCTATCGGTGGTATCCGTGTATTGGTTTCTCAAGAATTCTTTGATAAACTGATTGGTCACGCTAACGTTCGTGAAGCCTACACTCACTACCAAGCTAACAACCAAGTTGGTGGTGGTCAAGTTCTTCGTGATGACCTTCGTCGTAGCTTTGCTCACCAAGGTGTAATCTTTGAAGAATACCGTGGTTCTATCACTAAGATGGATGGCACAGTTGAGCGTATGATTACTGCTCAAGAAGGACACGCTTTCCCTACTGGTGCTGAAGGTATGTTTGAAACATGGTTTAGCCCTGCTCACCACATGGATTATGTTAACACTGTTGGTGAAGAAGTTTACGCATGGTCTATCCCTGCTGTAGATGGTAGCGGTATTGAGATTTACTCTCAGTCTGCTCCACTTCCTTTGTGCAAACGCCCACAAGCTCTGGTTAAAGTTCTTACTTCTAACTAAGAGTTATAAGATACGGGGGGCATTAAGTTGCCCCTTTTATTTTTATGTTTTTACTAAGAGGATAATATGGCTTTTCCACAAGATAGTTTAGACCCAGCAACAAATGCTGTGGACAGAGTAAGACTCTTAGTAGGGGATGTTGATCCCGGTGATGTTGAGTTTGTAGAACAGCTTTACATTTACTTCTTAGATAGTAATGCACAAGATGAAAACCTTTCGGCTATACAAGCTCTTAAAGCTCTTGTAGCTAAATACGCAAAGGCAATGGATGAAGTTGTAGGTGATGTACAAATCACCCTTAAACAGCGTTATGAAGGCTACAAAGACCTTCTAGATACTTACCTTAAAGACCCTGCTTTCGGATTCTTAGGGACTATTCAACCTTATGCTGGTGGATTAAGTTACTCTGAAGGAAGAACAGATCAATTAAATACAGATTTAAGAGGTGTATCATTCTCAGTTGGGTCTTCTAAAAATAGAGGACAGCTTGGTTATGATGCAGCTTACTACAAAAGTAATAATGGTTTGTTTGAAATCTGAGGTTAAATATGCCATCAATTAGAACAACTGTTAAAGTAAAGATGGATACTAAAGGATTTAAAAAATTTAGTAGTGCTTTTAAAAAACAAAAAGATGTAACTGTTAAAGTTGGTCATTTTGGAAGTAAGACACATGGAGAAGGCCCAGAAACAATAGCTGGTGTCTCCCTAATAAACCAACAAGGTAATAGTGAGATTCCTGCAAGACCTTATATGGAGTACGCATTAAGTAATCCTGAGTTTTTAAAGGCATATAAAAAAGCCTTAGCAAGGATAGCGGTTGGTAAGTCTACAATTACTAAAGAACTCCCAAAATTAGGTGAGATGCTAAAAGAGATTATGGTTAGAGTTATTCAATTAGCTGGCCCCGGTTTCCAACGTAACTCAGCAGCAACTGTTGCTAGAAAGGGAGCAGATACCCCTCTTATAGAGACCTCAGAACTAATGGCTGATATTGAAAGCAAGTTAGTTAGAGATACAGGTAATAAACGTAGAACAGGGTTAAATACGGTGGCTCAATAATGTCAAGTACCTTACCACAGTTATGTACTCTCTCAGGGCAAACTGTTGATAGAAAACGTAGAGGTGTTTCCACTTATGTAGGTGGAAGATTAGTAGATGGTACAGACACACTTACCACAGGCTACTTTGCCTCAGTACAACCCCCTAACAGAGACCACATAAATTACATAAATCAATCCTTAGAAGGGACTAGGACTAAAGCTTGGATATCTGTGTATTGTGAACTTAATACTTTCAGAGAAGCAGACGATAGAAACAACATAAGAGCAGATATCGTTATATTCGAAGGAAATGAATACGAAGTTCAAAGAGCAACACATAGAACTGGTAGACACTTAAACCACGATATGATATTAGCTGTGAGGTTAGATTAATGGCTATAGATATTAAAGCTCTAGAAGACAGCGTACAAGCTATCCTAGAGCCTGTAGTACAGGCAATTGATGCAGCAGCTATATTAATTATAGAGCCAAATAACGGAATTGTACCTAGTACATCTTACGCCTCAATGAAGACTTTCCCACTAAGTAAAACTGGGTTCTCCATTGTAGGTGACGTAGATGATAATGGGGACATTCCAGTAAGAGCGGAATATGATATTACTTTCCAATTCTCTTCCTTTGGCCCTAACTCAAAAAACATTATATCAAATTTAAGTTTTGCTATTACGGATAATATTATTATTCACGAAAGCTTAACTTCTATAAACCTCTTCCAATTCGATTCACCGATTATTACAGATATACCTGTGTTCGAAAATACAAATTGGGAAGAGAGGAACCAATCTACAATATCATTTCACTACGCCCATGAAGAACTTGTACACGTTAGTTTAATTGAACAAGTTACTATTGATGGTCTGTACAGAGATATTGCGGATAATATTGTATTACAAACTTCCCAAACTATAAACGCCCCTTAAAGGACAAAATAAATGAGTGATATTGAACAAATCATTGATGTACAGGTATCTCGTGAATCTACTGCGGTAACGCAAGCTGGATTTGGAGTTATGATGTTTCTTGATCTACACAAAAGGTTTAATGAAAGAGCCGCAGAATATTCTAACTTAGCAGCTATGGTTAGTGCTGGTTTTGAAGTAACAGATAAAGCTTATCTTGCTGCTTCTGTATACTTCGGTCAACCTATTTCCCCTACTAAAATAGTCATTGGTAGACAAGCTGCTGCTGACGTACAGGTAATTACTTATCTTGCTGCTGCTGGTGCTGGTGAAGTATACACAGTAACTATAGATGGTGGTAATGGCCCTGAGATCTTCACATACACATCTACTGGTGTTGAAACAGCAATCGTTGTTGCTGCTGGTATGGAAGCTCTAGTTAATGCCTCTGGTACTTTAGCGGTTACTCACGACGATGCTGCTGCTGATGGTACTGCTACACTTACTCCTGATATTGCTCTAGCTCCATATACTCTTAAGCTTTCTAGTAATATTACAGACGCACTAACTACTACTGAGACTCTTACAGACGCTCTTGGGTTGGTTGATGCGGCTTCTGACTTCTACGGAATATCTACATATACTCACCTTGAAGCTGATATTCTTGAAGTCTCTGCTTATGCAAACGCTGGTAAATTTATCTACGGATACTCAACAGCTAATGCTACGGACAAGACTACAGCCCTTACAGCTATTGGTGGTCAACTAGAAACTTTAGCCTATGACCGTTCTTTCGGTACTTGGGATGAAGAAGCTGGTGTTGGTAATAGTGATGCTACTGAGTATCCTGAAGCTGCTTGGATGGGTGATAGGTTCCCTACTGCACCCGGATCATCTACTTGGATGTTTAAAACTTTAAGTGGTATCTCCGTTGACAACCTTACTACTATAGAGTCCACTAACCTACGCAACAAAAGTATTAATACTTACGAAACTATTGGCGGTGTCAATATTACTCGTGAAGGTAAAGTTGCTTCTGGTGAATATATTGACGTTATTCGTGGCGTTGATTGGCTTGAATCTAGAATGGAAGAAAGAATTTATAGTAGGTTTGTAAATCTTCCTAAGATACCTTATACAAATGCTGGTATTGCAATTATCGAAGCTGAAGTTAGAGCACAATTGCAAGAAGCTATTACAGCAGGGGTTATTGATGGAGAACAAGCTATTATAGTAACTGTTCCTAAGATTTCTCAAATTAGTGTCAACGACAGAGCTAACAGAATCTTACCAGCTATTACTTTTGAAGCTAAACTTGCTGGTGCAATTCATAAAGCTACTGTACGCGGTACTGTTACAGTATAACCGATTATTGGAGGTATGCTTTTGTCCTCTCTCGCACCCTCACGGGTATAGGTATGCCTCCTGCCTAAGAGAGAGAGACATTTATACTTAATTCATAGAAGGAATAATTATTGTGGCAGTAAAAACATATAGCCCTAAAGATATTACAGTTATTGTAGCTGGTACTATCATCACTGGATTTGCAGAGGATACTTTTGTTACACTTGAAAGAGATTCAGACGCATTTGTAAAAATTGTAGGTGCTGACGGTGAAGTAGCACGTTCTGCTTCTGCTGATCTATCCGGTACAATCGTCCTAACACTCTTAGGCACAAGTAATAGTAACGATATACTCTCTGCACTTTCATCAGCAGATCAACTTTCTTTGTCTGGTGAATTCCCGGTTCTTATTAAAGATGAACTAGGTAATTCTCTACACACAGCACCTTCCGCTTGGATTCAAAAGACCGCATCCAAAGAATACGCTGCTGAAGTTGGTGATAATGAGTGGACACTACAGTGCTCTGAATTACTAGAGTTCGTAGGAAGTAACTAAATAACACTAAGATAATAATCTGTATAAGGGTAACAGTAAGACACCTCATACAATAAACGTTCTATTTCAGTGATATGATCCTTGGTATGATTTAAAAAGGCCAACTTAACCTTATTTGGAGGCAAATACATATGACAACTATTATAGAAGATAAAGAAGTAACTATAGGCGAATCAGATTACAGAATACAACCTTTTCCAGCCTTTAAAGGTCTTACTATACTTAAAAAATTAACAAAAATTTTAGGCCCAAGTATGACAGCCCTAATGGGTAGTTCTGATGGAGGAGAAGTTGAAGTAGGTAGTCTTGAGAAAGCTATTGAATTGCTTGTAGAGAATTTTGATGGTGACGGAGTGGAAGC